GTAGGACTCGAGGAATTACAAAAGTGGGAGTATGCCGCTAAACAACTTGGTAGCGAAACTGAATACCTAGATAAAGCGTTCCAAAAAGTGAATAACCTTTTAGGTCAAATTGCTGATGGAAACGATGTCTCGGAACAGCTAGCAAAGATTGGTCTAACAATGGACGATCTTGCCGGGTTAGATGCTGAAGCAGCTTTTAAGAAAATCAGAAGTGCAATAGCCGGTGTCGAAGATGCTGCAACTCGTACCGCTTTAGCGAATCAGTTCTTTGGCGATAAATTAGGCACACTTCTTAACCCAGTTTTAAGTGCATCTGAAGAAGAACTTGAAGCATGGATGCAGGAGGCTGAAAAGGTCGGAATTGTATCCGAGGAGCAAGCTGAAATTACCGGTGCGTTAGGCAATGAAGTCTACGCATTAAAGCAAGCGTTCCTTTCTTTAAAAACAGAAGTAGCGACAGCATTAGCACCGATCATCACAAAGATCGTTGAGTTTTTAAGAGACTCTGTTATTCCAAAAGTTAAAGAGCTTATTCAAAAATGGAAGGAAATGTCCTCTTCACTAAAAGTGGTTATTGGAGTAGTGGGTGGAGTACTTACTGCTCTAGGTCCAATCATCTCTATCGTGGCGAAAGTCATCACGATGGTCATGAAATTAAAAGAAGCTGTTGGTGCCTTAGGCGGTGCCATGAAGATTCTTAATGCTGTTGGCAAAGCTGGACCATGGGTTGCTCTTATTTCAATCATTGCAGTCTTGTTACTTCAAAATGAAAACTTCAGAGCGTTGCTACAAAGGATTTTACAAATCCTACAACAATTGATTAATAAGCTCGTTGAGTTAGTTGGTAAGATCATCGAAAAACTCAAACCAATTCTCGACTTGCTCATGAACGTCATCAATCAAATCATCGATGTTTTAGTCGAAATCATTGACGGAATATTAGATGTAGTGATGATGGTCCTAGATGAAGTAGTAAAACTACTTGAAAGACTAATCGAGCCAATTACAAGAATCCTAGAAATGCTCACTGCGATTCTAATTCCTGTCACTCAATTAATCTCTAAGATCTTGCATGTGATAGCGAAAGTCTTGCAGTTGGTTATCGGATTAGTTGTCCAGATTATTGAAGTTGTTATTGAGCTAATCGATGGTGTTTTAAACATCCTCATCGAGATCATTAACGTCATTGTCGACATCTTAGGAGTGGTTATAAATGTCATCACGACATTGCTCGATATCATAATTGATATCTTGGAGCCAATCTTGCAGATTATCATGGCGATTTTGGAGCCAATTATCAACCTCATCGGCGGAGTCATCGAGATTATTGGAGTATTGATGGAAATCTTGCTCCCTTTAATTGAGACATTATTATCGCCAATCATGGACATTTTGCAGGTAATTTTCACGATTATTGAAGCAATTTCACCAATCTTAATAATTATTGGAAATGTTATCAAAGCTGTAATCTTACCTGTATTACAGGTCCTCTTCCAAATCTTGAAACCTTTACTCGATATTCTTAATGCAATTATCGAAGCGATCAAGTGGATCTTGGACCATACAGTCGGATGGCTCATTGACTTGCTAGGAAACATATTCGGCAGCGGTGACTTTGACGTTGAAAACAGCGTGAAGAGCACAGCTAATTCTTATAGTTCTACTGACAACTCAAAAACCACAAACAACGTAACCATTAACACTAGTGGTGATGTTGATATCGACTCAATTAACGATGCTTTAGGAGGGGACTACTTATGAGAAGAAAACTTTATCTTGTTAATGAAGTGGGCTCCACCTTTTACTTCGATTATGTCCATAACTGCATCATAGAAGAGCTTGATGGTTTAGGATTTGAATTCGAAATCGATTATGAAAACTTTGATGCAGAATTTGTAGAGACAAAAAGAACCATCCCACAAAGGCAAATATCCTTAAATTTAATCTTCCTTGATGGGTATTTAGGTTTCACTAGATGGGGAGAATATCTTACCAAAAGTAAGGAACTAAGACTTTTCTATGAGACCGATGCCGGTAAAAAGTATTGCTACGTGAACATTGTGTCCTCGAGCAAAACGCAAAAGGAAGCCGGTGCATTAAGGAGTCAAGTAAAGGTCGATTGTCTTTCTTTATGGCTTGTTAATAAATCAGCTCATATTGAAGTCGTAGATGAGGGTGGTGGAAAGATTTATCCGTACACATACCCTTATGTTTATGCGGTTTCTTTTAATGGTTCTGTCACGGTTAATAATGAATGTCCCAGAAGTGTCCCGCTCTTTATTAGGATGGTGGGCAATTGTTTAAACCCAAGAGTCATCATTCGACAAAATGGTGTGGATGTTCAGGCGTTAAGAATCATCACTGATGAAAGAGACTATCCAACGATTGAGGTCAATTCAAAACCAACTGACCAATACATCAGAAGAATCATTAATGGTGAAACGCTCGACTACTATGACAAGCAGGATTTCTCAAATGACAACTTCTTGTTTCTTCCTCCTGGCGAAAGTGTAATCTTTTTTGATCCTGGAGTTAGAGAAGAAGCAACGTGTGAAATCTACTTTTATGAAGAGTACGTCGCACATTAGGAGGTCCTATGGAAGTTATCTTTTTAAGCGAACAAACCTTAGAAGTTCTCGACCACGGATACGCTACTGATGACTTTGAAATTATCCTAGATGCTTTAGTACCTCAAAAGTCTAAATTCACGATAAATAAACAAAGTTTAAATGCGAGCATTGGTGACTTATTAGTCATTAGAAATAACGGCTATCCCTATGTAGGCATAATTACTTCAATAAAAACTGATGATAAGCTGCAAACGAAAGTTGAGACAAAGGACTACCTATCAATTTTTGATATAGATGTTCCTCTTCCAACATCCTTTAGCGGCAATATCTCCCAGTTCATAGTTGATCTCATTAAATATGCCTATAAATACAGTGGCGATTCATACCAAAACATCTCTTATTTAGAAACGTCAGTAGAGGCTGTTAAAACCTGCTCTCTGACTTATGAAGCTGATACAAAAGAGAACATCCTTAACTTGGTGGAAGAATTTTCAAAGACTTATGGTGTCCGTCTTGAGTATGAGCTGGTTACAAGCAACGGTAAGTTTAGCAAAATCAAAGTCAAAGTGGTTCCAGCAAAGGTCGGCATCAATATGAAAAGCAACCTCGGAACTATCACGGATTTAAGCATTAACGATACGAATGAAATATCACTCAACAAAGTTGTCTACATTCCAAAAGAAGAAAATACAACCTATACATCGTTGATTAATTACTACCTTACCAGTGATGGAAGAGTCGTTAGATCTGCGACCGATTCTTATAGGATTCCAAAGGTCAAAGTTAAGTATGAGTTTTATTCCGATAAGGACTATGACTCGTTGCTATCTAAGGCCACAAAAGCACTGGTGGATTCATCGCTCCAACATTCCATCGAATTTAACTTCTCATTTATCACAAATAAAATAGAGGTTTTAAACGAATTAAAAGTTGGTGCGATAGTGCAATTTATTACCGAATCTAAAACCTATGAAACCATTGTCTCTAAGATGGTTTATAAGGGAACTTTCAATGTCGCTAAGATAACACTTGGCGAATATCGTCTGTCTTTGACAGATAAACTCAAATTGTTTGACAGGAGGTCTTAATATGGCGATTGTTAAAGTCACGTTTGATGCCGCATCGGTATCCAGCAAAATGGATGCCGATATCAATCACTTTTTAACGAGTGGTGTGAGTGGCATTTTTTATGGCATTTTAGGAAGATGCGTTGCCTCGGTTTCTAATAACTATATTTCTTTTCAATCCGGTTACGTGCAAGCCTATGGCCGTAGGGTTTATGTAGAGAGCGGTACTAAAATAGCCGTCTCTTTAGATGGAACTGCTTATGGCTATGTCGTTATTAAAATCGATTTAGGAAACAATGTGATCACACTCGAAAAGAAAGAAGCGAGCTCTTCGTATCCATCACTAACACAAAACGATTTGATGAATGGTGGTCTTATTTATGAGTTACCTTTGTGCAGATATTCAAAAACATCCTCATCCATCACATTGGACTCAACCTATTCACCCCCTTATATTTACAACGATCAAGCGAACATAAACAGCAAAGCTGTATCCGTCAAAAATGATATTAGTTCTATTTATGGTTATGTTTGGCAAAATTACTATTCATCCGTGAGTAGCAATATTTATAAATTTAATAACATAACCATATCAAACGCATCTGACGGTGTCATCGGTGTTTATGTTGGCGGTGCCTATGTCACCTTTAAGGCCGCTGCAATGTCAGGCTCTGGTGGAGTTGTCTACTACACTTATTTAGGAAACCATTACACCCTTACTGGCCAATTAACTAGCAGCGGTTTGTATTTAGAAGATAGTCGAGGGAGCCAACCAAAGTATGTTCACGTTACCAACTAAATTAATACCTAATAAGATCCTTGCTGTTTATAGGACTGGTTCCTTCATTTATGGGCTAGATACGGACAGCAGCGATGAGGACTACATAGTAATTGTTGAAGACTTCGATGGCGGCACGGTGGTTAAAGAAGAAGGAATTGACTACTTCGTATTTGGCATTCCTTACTTTAAGAAAATGACTGAATTCGATACCTCAATAGTGAGTTACTTTGCTATATGGACCGACAACACCCTTTTAGCAGAGAAACATCTCGTCTATATCGATGAGAACTTTAAAAGTGAATTCAAAGAACTCATCAAGGTTGATTGGGATAAACACTTCCTGGATTGGATTAAACGAGTTATCGGATATTTTTCAATCAGAATCGAAGATGCCTGTAAAGAAGCCTACCACTTATTTAGAATCAAGAGCCAAGCCAAATATTACAAAGAAACTGGAAAATTCGAGTATCACTTTGATGAAAAAGACAAAGAATTAGCCCTTGCTTATAAAGAAAATCCACGCCAACACATGCCTGAGCTTTTTGAAGCTTTTGCATATTTGGAAGAGATATCAAAGGAGGCTACAACATGAGTCATCTAGTCGAAGTTGTGTTGACCGTTGCTTCGGTCATTACTGCTCTAGGGGTTATCCTAGGGCTTTTTGTTACGATTCATAACATCTATCTAAAACGAGAGAAAAATGATGAGGACATTAAGTCCATTAAAGAAGAGC